ATGTGTACTATGCAAACGGTGTTGCAGGCCGTGCAAACGTAGCTGCAAAAATCACAGCAGCTGACATCTTGAAGCTGCGCCGCACGATGAAGAAAAACAAAGTGCGCGAAATCAAGCTTCCTGACGGCAGCATGGGCTACCTCATGTTTGTATCGCCTGACGTTGCGCTTGACCTGATGCAGACGCAAGAATGGAAGGACCAAAACACATACGTTTCCGTTGACAACCGCAAGAACGGCGAACTCGGCAAACTGTATGGCGTGTACTTCCTCGAAGCGGTAAACGTATCTATCGCAACAGGCGCGGGCGCAGCAGCTGCAGACGTTCACCTCAATTTGATGATTGGTGCTGGCGCTTATGGCATCCCTGACGTTGAGGGTTCCAGCAAGCCGGAAATCATCGTTCACCCAGCAGGCAGCGGCGGCGTATCCGATCCGCTCAACCAGTTCAATACTGTTGCTTGGAAATCCGCGTTTACAGCGGTTATTCTGCAGCAACTGGCAATCCTTCGTTACGAAACAACTGCAACAGTATAAGATTTTGCACTAATAATCTAGGGGGGCCATCGGCTCCCCTTTTCATTTTGAGGAGATGAACAGATAATGGCAGCTAAAACGGAAAAACAATTGCAACAAGAGGAACTAAACTTCAAACAGCAGCTCGACGCAATGCCGAAAGTACCTATCATGATCCCAGTTGACCCACTGAACAAAGGCGATGTGGTGCCGATCGGCTGCAATGGCGTGGTGTACGCGATTCCCCGCGGTAAACAGTTCATGGTGCCTGAGCTTATCGCGCAAATTTACTTCGAAGCTTACGAAAAAACGCAGGCTGCGAATGACAAAATGACGATTTCGGAGAACCGTGACATCGTAGTAACAGGCTAGAACCCCAATTAGGGGTTTTTTTTGCCTTATTTGGGGGTGATGGCTTGAAAATCAGTGATATCATCGCACAGGTTAACGGCGATGTGGAAGAAGAATACGACGCGGGGACGATCATCGGGTGGGTTAACCGTGCGCTCGATGATTTAACGCCGGTTGCGAAGGTGGAAGCGCTGAAAAGCTACACCATCGACGGCACAAACAGCTACACGCTTCCGAGTGATCTGCATATGCCTGCAGTTACGCTGGTTAACGGCATCCAATGGCATGAAGTACCGATTACCGACCGATTCAGCACAGGATATACCACTTGGGGCAACACATTAACTCTTTGGGGAAGCAGTGTGCCAACATCGGGCACCATCGATTATTACTACTACCGCAGGCTGAAACACCTTGTTACTACAGATATGAACGCAGAGCCGGAACTCGATCCGGAGTTTCAAGACCTGCTCATTCATTACGCTGCGGGCATGATTCAGTTCACAGAAGAAGAGTATGACCGTCCTGATGCGATGACGAAATACAACGAGCGGAAAAAGGAATATACGGCCTTCAAGAATAAGAGCATGCCGCCTGCTAGAATCAGGGCGGATTACAGCCTATGACAATGAAGATGCCGCCATATGCGCTGAGTGACTTTTCCTATGGACTCAATGACAAGGACGATGCTTCGCTTATCCCTGACCAGGCTCTTGCAGCGGTGCAGAATTTCGATTTTAACCGTGGTAAGCTGTCGCTGCGTTCGGGCTATGTGAAGTATAACGCCGCAGCTATACCGCCGATTAATCAGCTCTACACGTTCTACAAGAACAACGGCACGAATGAGTTCCTGGCGGTGGCTAATGCAGCGCTTTACAAAGATAACGCCGGAACGCTGTCGGTTGTACCATTCAGTACCATTACCGCGCTTACATCTAGCGATACGCAGATGCTCACATATAAGGACCGTTCACAGAATGATGTGGTTCTCATTGCAGACGGCGGAAAGTTGAAGGTGTACAACGGCACGAACGTTGCCGAAGTAACGCCGCGCACGCCAACAACATCGGAAGCGACTGACCCAGGTAGCAACGATCTAGTCAATCTGACCAAATTTCGCGCCATTGCCATTAAACAGGACCGCATTTTTGCACTTGCTCATGCAACGGTCAAGAACCGGCTGAGCTTCTGCCATCACGATCCGACTTTGGGCTATGCCACTTATGACTATTTTCCGGCTACGTTCTTCTTCGACCTCGTAAGCGAGCAGAATGATGAAGCAGTAACGCTGCGGACGTTCCGTGATGCCATTATCGTGTTTAATCGCCGTTCGATGTGGTCCTTAACAGGCGATGGCCGAACAATTGATGCCTATGATTTGCGGCGAATTAACGTTCCAAGCGGGCTGCTAGCGCCGGATTCCGTCTGTTACGTAGGTAATAACCTGTTTTACCTGTCGGATACGCACGTATACGCCCTATACAGCACAGAACGCGACTATATTTCTGCGGAAATCGTCTCGCGTGACATTGAAAACACGCTAAAGAGCATCCCGCTAGAAAGCCGAAAACTGGCTGTAGGCGCGTTCTTCGATGGGAAGTATTATTTATCGTTCCCTGACGGTACAACGCTTGTGCTTGACACTACGCTGCCCTCAGAGATGAATAAATACGGTGCATGGACGGTGTACAGCAATATCAAGGCTAATTCGTTTCTCGAACGAGATGGATTCCTCTATTTTTCAACGAATGCCGGTTACATCTACAAGCTCGATGGCCAGGCGCTTAACGATGACGGTACAGCAATAGTAGGATCATTCAGCACGAAACGTCTTGATTTTGGATTTCCGGTGCAGACAAAGAAGTTCAAACGCTTCTGGATTGTAGCAAGACAGTTTGATACGTTATCCTCTACGTTCAATTTCAGTGTACGGATAGACGAGATTTTAAAGGATATTGATGACATATCCACGGATGAATCGGGGATATACGATGAAGCGAATTGGGACGAAGCGACATTTGATTTCAAGGACTTGGTACAGAAGCGTTTGCGTGTCTCCGAACAGGGCAAAACGCTGCAGTATGAGCTTACCCACGACACATTGAACGAGCCGCTGACGGTGTACCTGATCGCGGCCCTATACAAGTTAAAGAAAGCGAAGTGATGACATGGGTCAAATTGTGCGGTTGTATGACTTCCAACCGGGGCAGCGAATACAATCTGCCCAGATTGACGATGAGTTTAACCAGCTCGTCACGAGCAACAATGACGTTGATAATCGATTGACAGGCGCAGAAGATGATATCACAACCATGCAAGGCGCATTGCAGGCAGCAGTTAGCGGTATTGTTCCGCCGAGTACGATTACCAGCGCGATGATTCAAGATGGTGCAATTGCACATAACGAACTATCGGCAAGCGAGCAGACAGCAAGTGTGGGTGGCACAATTAACGCTTATTACAACTTCGGAGGGTGGTAAATAGATGCCTAACTTTCAACCTATTTTCCCGGTTACACCTGTTATTTCATATGGAACAGTGGCGACAGCAAACACGGCAAAGGACGGCACAGGAGCGGTAACAACCGTGTTTACAGCCGGTCCGAATGGTTCGCGCCTAGATACCATTAAAATTCGCGCACTCGGCACAAACGTTGCTACAGTAATGCGGTTTTTCATCAATAATGGCCAGTCCAATGCGACAGTCACGAATAACAGTTTGTTTTATGAAGTCACGATTCCGGCGACTACACTATCTGAGGTTGCTTCACTTGCAGATTTAGCGCTTATTTTTGATGGTGCGAGCCTTCCGCAGAAGGTTCTTCCACCTGGATACAAAGTGAACGTGACGATTGGTACAACGGTGGCTGCTGGGCTTCAAGTGACGGCATTTGGCGGCAACTACTAGGAGGTGTGACCATGCCTTTTCCGCAGTCATTCCTTTCGCCTGCTCCTGCAACCGGAGGGGTAACAAGCACGGGTGTGAGTGTTGCAAGCAATAACGTGAAATATACCGATCAAACCTCGGCAACGGTTTCTGCTGGCGGCTCAAACCGCTCAATCGTGTTCTTCCGCTACATCCCGAAATATCATGGTGAAATCAAAATAAGCGTGGACGCTTCTGCTACGGTAGCCTCTACGCTTCGTGTATTTTTTGGAAATGCGACAGCATCATCAGGCATTAGCGCCAATGGCGGCGGCATCACGCTGATTAATGCGTTAACGCCCCTCGGGAGCTCTGTTGCATTCAATGCCGACACACAAAATGGCGGGCAAGGTGCAACAGAGTCATTAGGTTCCATCGGTGCTAGTTTAACGACCCTTACAACTACTTTCGTCATTTTGAAGAAATACCCGATTTATATCGGATCGTTTTCCGTAAACAGTCCATCTGTAACGATGCAGAACCTTGTCATTAGTTACGATGTCATCAAATAGGAGGCGCGAACATGTTCCAGGTAGTTCCACCAAACAATGCCGCGTCCTCGGGCGCGATGACAATTGCAAGCAATACGGTGCGTTATACCGATCCAAGCAGTCTAACGGTACCTACAGGAACCGCTTCGGCGCGTTCTATCGCATTCTTCCGGTATGTACCCAAGTTACTCGGTGAAATTGTAATCAGTGTCGATTGTTCAGTTAGCACAGGATCGTCTGCAGGATTACGCATATTTACGGCGGCTGCCGGATTTTACACAAGCAGCGCGAATCCGCAAGGCGGCGGAGCTCCTATCTTTAATAGTCTAACGCCACTAGGGACCGTGACCACATTGGACAGTGGCTTAGGGACGACAAATGGTCAAGGTGTATCCGTCAATAGCGGATCAATATCAACAACGCCATCAACGCTGACAATCGTATATACCATATTTAACTTGTCGCCTATCTTTATCGGCGCTTCAACTTTATCAATCCAAAACGTGACCATGAGTAACCTTCGGATTGCTTATGACATTGTGAAGTAGGAGGTCCAAAATGGCAGTTGTGTTGCTTTCAAATGGTGTTGTCATTGGCTACAACACCCTTATAACGAAAGAAGAGTGCTTGCATGAGTGCGTGGAAGTAAATGAGATTCCAGAGCTTCCAGATGGCACCATTACGCGCTACATCGACGGACAGTTCGTAACGGAACCGATACCACCGTCACCGCCTAGCGAGGTTGAGCAGCTTAAAACACAGCTCACCAGAGCTGAACAGGCGAACGCGGAGAACAGTGAGACTATTCAGCAATTGCTTGAAACTTTAATTGACTTGGGGGTTATCTAAAATGGCGGTTAACACTTTGCTCGTTCGTTCCTATGCAACAAATGTATATTTGGTGGGCAAGAACACGCTGGACAACATCCAAGCAACGCGACCGGAGTACGTCCAGCCCGTGATGCAGTACTGCGCGGATAACTATTACATCGATGATGTTGACAACGCCTTGTCAAACGGGTGGATCACTTCCCAACAACACGCGGATACCCTCGCCCTAAAAGGTCCAGAGGACCCGCAATATAGAGCCTAACGCGCCTAATAGAAAGGGGAGTTGATATGCTACTTAATAAGAAAACAGTATTCGGCGCGGTTCCTCATCAGCCGGGAATGCCTTCCCCTACGATTCAAAAACCGGCTCCTATGGGCCTTTCGGCCTCACAAGCAAAACCTGCTGTAACTGGACATGTACCAATGCCTGTTATGGGTGCCGCAGCGAACATGGTGAACAAAGCTCAAACAGCTAATACGTACATGAATAAAAACTTCGGCGGCATTCCGAATTATGTTCAGAACCAATTGAACCGCTATCAAACGGCTGACGCTACGCTACAAGGCAAGCTAACAACTGACCTTGCTCGATTCGGTGTCAAACCTCCTGCACCAGCACAACCTGCGCCGTTAACGCCGAGTGCTTCGGCAGGTTCGGTGAATACAACCGGCGGTGATACACCAATGGGCGGTACAGGTGTAGGAGCGTTTACAGGAACGCCAAGCGCAGACGCATTAAAATGGGCGAGCACAGACGCTTATTATAATCAAACGGGTGGAGGTTCGCTTAAAGGTGCAGGAGCGGCAGACCAAAACACAATTAACGGCGTGGCTGGTTTGAAAACGAAGGAAGATGAACTCTTTAGTTTGATTAATCAGAAAAAAATTGAACAAATGAACAAAGGTTACGGTTTAACCGATGAATGGGCACAGAAAGAACTAAGCCCACTATACAGCCAAGTTTACGATATAGAAGACCAAATGAACCAAAAGTATGGCATCAATGGCGCGAGCGACAACTTTAGTTTTGCTGGTACGAACCGCGCTGCAAGCGGCCACCAAACCATTGATCCTGGAACGGGGAAAAATATCGCTCAGTCTCGGGACGCTTACCTTTATCAGAAAGACTTAATGAACCAAGGTGTTGACCCACAGAAAGCCTATGATTTAGCGAATAAAAAGTTTCCATCGTTACAGAACGCAGGCATGTCGGCTTCGCAGGCAACGGGGCAACCGGTATCGCCAACACAGCAAGCAGCGGCGACAACAGCGGATTACTTCACCAAAAACTTCGGCGGCAAGGAAAAATACGCAGCGGATCAGAATAAACGCTATGCAGACGCGTATGCAGCTGGCGACACCGCTCTGATGGCTAAATTGGTCGAGGACTCAAAGCGCGTGGGCTATACGCTTAACACACCACAAACGGGAGGTGCTGCGACAGGCGCATCTGCTGGCGATGCTGTGACAGGCGCGTCTACGGCTGCTTCCGGTACGGCTGCAACGCCTGGAACGCCTGATGGTGTAATGACCTACGAGCAAGCAACGGCGCAGGCAAATCAGCAGCTTGATCCGCTTTATAATGCGGCTGTGGCCTCTGCTAACGCTCAGAATTACCAGAACAGGCTGAACGCTGACGAACTCTCTACCGCACGCGGTGGCGCTCATTCCGGACTTGCTGCAGACCTTCAAAACAAGGTGAACATCGCAACAGCGAACGACATTAATCAGCTTTCTGCAGAGAAGGCATCTAAGGCTGCTAGCCTGGCGCAAGACCTTGTGAACCGTTCGCAAGATAATGCGTATCGTGACTCGCAGCTTGATATTCAAAGAGGCCAACTCACAGGCCAATACATTACCAAGGAAATGCAAGCACAGTATGCCGAAGTTGCTCAGGCTAAGATTGATTATGCGAACGCTAAAACGCCAGAGGAACGTGCAGCAGCCCATAAGCGCGGGGATGATGCTAGGGCGAAGCTTGCGGCTTTGGGTGCGAATACAGACGTGGTGGGCAGCAATGTGACGCTCGATCAAGCGTTAGGAAACCGAGGCAAGTACGGTATCCAAACACAGGATTCTCTCCAAAGTGAGTGGGATAGAAACCACACGGAAAACCGTGATAAGGTTTCAGATACGCAATGGGATAAGACATTCAACTTAAATAACACCCAAGTCATGGCTGAATTAACTGGAAGACTGCCAGATGGAACGCCTACGACTGCGGATCAACAACGGCAGATTGAGAACCTGTGGACCGTTGCGGCAAACACAGGAACAATTCCAGACAAACTGGCTGACCTGTATGGCATTCCTCGCGGTACACAGACACAAGCGGCATACCAATTTGCGAGAGGGGTATACGAGTCGGACCGCAACTATAATCGTGGCGTTCTTGAATCTGACCGTTCTTACAATCGCGGCGTTTTGGAATCCGACCGCGGCTATAACCGAGGCGTATTGGAATCTGACCGCAATTATGACCTGAGTGCAGATGACAACATGCGCCAATGGGCTACGCTTGATGGACAGCAAAGCGCCGCAGGAGGACAAAAAACGGTTTCCGGTGAAGTAGCTGGCGGAATGCTGGCGCAATCACTGCAAAAAACCGTAGGCGTAGACCCAGCAACAGGAAAACCGGTATACGGTACAATTAGCGATCCAGATACGCGAGAAAAAGCATTTGTCGATGCATGGAACGCTTCTGGCGTAGCTCCTGGCGCTGATACGTTGACGATGCTATCTAAAGCCGGATATACATCAGCGGAAATTGCGAAGATCAAGAAAGACTATCCGGAGGCTTTTCGGTAGGGGGAACGGGCGGCGGCGTATCCCCTAACCAATCATCAATTCCGCCACAGTATGAGGGCATTATCACAAGCAGTAACAAAAAGTATGGCTTGCCTGACGGACTTCTAGCTGCAGTAGCTGACACGGAGAGCAGTTTCAACCCTAATGCGAAAAACAGCAAATCCGGCGCGGCTGGCATGTTCCAGTTCATGCCTGGTACAGCTAAAGGGTATGGTATTGATCCATACAATCCGGTCCAAGCGGCGGACGCAGCGGGTAAAATGCTTTCGGGATTGGCGGCCAAATACGATGGCGATTATATCAAAGCGCTCGCGGCCTATAATTGGGGCGGCGGAAATGTGGACAAGGCTATCAAAAAGTACGGCAATGACTGGTTAAGTCATGCGCCAGCTGAAACAAGAGGTTATATCCAAAAAATCCTCGGATAGAGGTGTGATAGATGGCAAAAAGACCAGTTTTACAATACGGCGGGGACCATAAGAAACGTGGAGAGGATGCGAGAAATCGCGTCCTTTCTCGCGTTTATGGGGGCGGAAACGAGCAGCAGCAGTATACTCGGCCGGTTCTCCAATACAAAGAGCCTCAAAACCCGCTGCCGTCTTCGTTTAGCGGCGATTCGCGAACATCGATGCTGAATGCTCCGGATGCGATTAATAACTTCCTCCATCCGAAGGTAGATAACATAACCGCCGCACAGATCAACGCAGCGCGTCCGAAGCTTGGCGAAGCCGTACAAACGTTTCAGAAGAAAAACCCACTTTATACGCCTCCTGCAAAGGGATTCATTGATAAACTAGGGAAAGCGGAACTGAAAGTTGCTAAAACGCTCGGTATACCAGTGGGCAACGGTGAAAAAGAATTTCCATCGTATTACGAACGGATGCAGCAGAAGGAACTTCATTCGAATCCGGCTGAAAAGTTTGTCGGCGGGCTAGCGAATACAGCTTTATTCGGCATTCCTAGCCATCTAGAACGCGCTGCATACGGTCCTCTTGCTAATGAGGGGCGCGACTCCATCCCTTATAAGGTCGGC